GGGTACTATTCGCCCTAAGAAAAGACACCACCAGTACCTAGCCATATGCGCGTTAGCCCTTATTGCCGCGACGGCTGTTGCATGACCTGTGGGCAGGGAATAGTGGACTATTGGGGTCTGTCGGTGTCGCGTGGTCGGCTGTCCAAGGGTCATCTGCCCTAGCCCCTTCTCTGCATATCCAGCAGATCACTGCTGTCTCCCTGACCTCGCGTGCCCTCTTTGCGTAGTCACCCTTATAGTGAACGCGTCGCTGGTTGCGTTTAGCGTTCCACTCAGCGAGGCACTCACCACACCTAGTTGCTGTGCAGGCAACCCCACATGCTATGCATGGTCTGAGGATCACGGCTTTGCGCCGCGCCTGCGTGCATAAACAGCACGTTGCCTCTCATTGATAGCCACCTTGCACGGGTCGCATACTGGTTCACCCCTGCGTTGGTGTCGTCGCGCCGCGGCGTACGTTCCGCACGGCTGTAGGGCTGGGGCTGGGTGTCCGCGCACTTTGTCCCTGTAGATGGCATAGCGTGATCGTTCTTGTTCCATGTCCCACAGTGTAACACCTGTGCGCACTGTGTGATCTGCAATTCGCACCACGTCATTCAACTGCGCTGCTGCCTGTGCTCCAAGGTCGCCAGCCGTAACGCTCCCACAACGCCAGCGCGACCCTCAGGTTACGCCGCGGTATGTACAGGTCATCAGCCTTGGTGATCAGCCCTAGACGGATCGCCCACCCTACGTTGCTGCCATTGATCTGCATTAGACCATAACTGCCGCCTGCTGGGTCTTTCCTGTTCCAAGCACGAGCGAAACATCTGCTTTCGCGTTGCATGATCCGCTTGATGTTGGCGCGTTCTGCTTTACTCCAGCCAACTTCACGCGCTAGGTTCACGTAATCGTGGCAGGTGTAGATCTTGGTGGGCTTTTTGGCTTGCGCTTCGCCCCCTGCCATCGGGGCTGCCACCATGATGATGGCTGCCGCTAGACATAGGGTTCTGCGTTTGTTTTTGGTGATGTTCATGCGCACCTTTCAGAGAGTAATATCTCAATCTGTGGTCGTGAATGGTGAAGCCACCCTAGCACACAGGTGTGAGATAAGGGGTTCACTTTGGCGGTTTGGTGGTCAGGCGGTCAGTGTGAATGTCACGGTATTTCTGCTGCTGACCTAGCCCACCATAGAGCGACCACGAGCCGTCGATGTTCAGTTTCAACACTCTGAACATTTGATCCCTGTCTGCCCTGAGGTAGACGGTTGCACCAACTGTGATCTCGGCTGAGGTGGTGGTGGTTTTGCCCATGACTTGCCCATCAAACTTGGTGAGCAGGTATTTGGTGGCGAACAGTTCGCGTGCCGTGTTGGGGTGGTAGGGTCGCGCACTTACTTCTTCCACTGCGGCGAGCAGATCCAGCCTGAACGCTGTGCTGTCTGTGATATCAAGCACCAGTCCTTTGATGGTGGCTCCTCGGAACTGCCGTGTTTGGCAGATTTCTGCTTGGGCTGATGTGAGTTTCATTGTGTGTCTGCTTTCTTGGTTGTGCCTGTGCCTTCACAGGCTGGGCATGGCTGCTGGTAGTCGTTGAAGTGCTGATACCAGCCCAATCCGCAGCAGGTGTCGCAGGCGATTGTGTTTTTGCCTGTGGCTTCTACGTTTTTGATGCTGGTGTAGTGCACTTGGTTGTTGCTGTCTTTGATGCCGATTCGCAGTGTGTCATATTCAATTTGGTTGGCGATCCATGTGATGATGCCTTGTGTACCTTTGGGGATCTTCCTGCCTTTGACCACTGTAACGTGTTGTCCTTTTGCGAGCATGCCCCATTCCATGAGGTGCGCGATGTTGGCTTCTTTCTGCTGTTCTGCTGCTTTGCGCTCTTGCATGTATTTGACATCAGGTGTGCATTTGTGCGCTGGGAAGAATGACATCTCGTTGAGTGTGTAGTCGCCGCGCCAGCGTTTGATCTCTGCGAGGTAGCGCTTGCCTGTTTTGCTTGATGTGTGCCATGTGACTTCTGTGCCACAGTTCTTGCATGCGATTGATGTGTTGTTGCTCATTGTGCTGTCCTTGCTTGTGCTGGTTCAATCGCTACGAGGTAGCGACCAAAGGGTGTGATTTCTGTGTATGTGATTACCATGTCGCTGTCGGTGAGACCTGCGGTTGCTTTTGCGTCGGCGGTTGTCCAAATGAATTGGCGTGCCTTGACTGCGGCTAATGTTTCTGTTTTGGTGATGATGTTTCTCATGTAGTTACCTTACCACACGACGCACGGGTTTGTCAAGTAGTCCCTGTTAGATCCCGTCGTTTCGGGGTTTCGTGGGGGTCGGATCCCGTCGGGCTGGGGGTTAGAACAGCCCCAAATCTATATCAGGGTTTGGTTGGTCAGACGCGAGACGCTCCTTATAGAGCGTCGTCTGCGTCTCGTGACTCGCGGTGCCAAGACGTGGCGAGACGTTGCCAAGACGTGGCGTTGTTTCGGTATCAGACGGTGCGAGACGCTCAGCGAGACGCGTCTCATCTCCAAATGTGCGAGACGTGGGGTGAAGCGCGTTGTCTTGCGCATTTTCAACCATCGCAGCAACAGCGTCATTTTTCATCATTCGCAGCGCTGCACGCAGTGTGTCTTGTGCGCATTTGATGTTGCGTTCTTTCAGTGTTTTGCGTGCTGCTGTCAGTGTTGTGTCTGTTCCCATACCTAACACGCGCAGTTGGTGTGCCATCTGCATCGCTGCCATTGATGGTTTGTCTTGAATTGTTGTGTGTCGCAGCCCATCGGGTGTGTCGCGCAGTTCTATCTCTACACGTTCAGGTATCCATGACATGCGACGGTGTGTTGCTTCTAGCAGAATGTTGTCGGCTCCTCGTTTTGTGAATCGCCACACCACATCTACGTCGTCGTTTTTTGCTGATGTGCCGCGTTGCCCTTTGCTGGTGTCTTTACCTGCGTGGTCTGCTCTGATGTAAGTGCATTTTTTTGATTTGAGTGCTAGCCCTGTCCAGCGGTAAAATGCTCGCAGTGTGTCTGCGTCGTTTTCTGCTCCTTCCACTGCGCGCGCTGTGGTGTCAATGACGACTAGTTGAATGCCGTAGTGGTGCACTGCGTCGATGATTGTTTTCGCTCCCTCAGGTGTGTCCAGTCCACCGATTGATGGCAACAGTACGTAATGCAGGTGTGTGAGGTCGTCGGCTTGTGTGTAGCCAAACGCTTCTAGTCGGTCTTTAATGTCTTGCGCTGACATCTCGTAGTCCACGTATAACACGTGCATCGGTTCGCGTGCTGGTGAGTTCAACACTGCTTTGCCTGTTGCTAGTGCTGCGGCGATCTCCAGCAGCATGAGGCTTTTACCTGATTTAGCGCCTGCATATAGGGCGTGTCCTCGTGTTTTGGCGAGGATCGGTTCTACTAGCCACTCTGTGTCGGTTTGGTCTGCTGCCCAAAATGACTGCCACTCTATGAACCATGATGTGAGCGCTGGTGTGTGATCTTGGTCTGCTGGTATGTCTAGCACTGACTGGTCGGTGTCTTGGTTTTGGATCACTTGCAGCCATGCACGTATATCGGTGTCGCGGTCTTGGTTGTTCTGTTTGGACAGGTCGCGTGCGGCTTGGGTGAAGTTGCCTTGGTAGCGTGTCGCGACCCAATAGCCAAACCTGTCGTAGGTTCCTGCTGGTAGGTTGTTGATGGCGGTGGTGAATACTGTGAGTTTGTCGTTGTCGTTGTGGTTTACGGTGGCGCTCACGCCGTCGCGCACTGCTTTGGCTGGGCGTGTCCAGTGTTGGGTGTTGCCGTGGTCTAGGTGGTGGGGTTGCCAGCCGTCGGCTAACAGCAGGTCGTCCCATCGGGTGGCACGGTTGAACTGTGTTCCTGCTCTAGTGTCTCCTGTGTCTCCGTTGGTGTCTCCGTTGCTTTCGGTTGGCTCTAACGGGGTCGCTGGCTGTTCTTGGGGGTTGAGCAGCGTGAGAAGCCAGTCGGGGGCTTCAGCGACTGCGATCTCCCCGATGGCATGTCCCTCTGCCCATTCATATCGGTTGCCGTTGGGGTGGGTGGTCGGCGCGACTAGGATCTGAGCGTTGTGCCCTCTGATGTCTATGCTTTCACCTAGGTATCTGCCTGCACCGTTGCTGGGCATGGGGTGGTGGTCGGCTAGCCTGTACAGCAGGTGCATGCCGCCGCCGCCTGTGATGGCGGTAACGGTGTCGGGCAGTGGGCTGTTTTGCTGTTGCAGTTCTGCCAGTGTGCGGCTACCTGTGTCGCTATCTTTGTTGTCGATGTCCAGCACGATGAACCGCCACCCTTGGTCGTTTTCACCTGTGACTATCCCGATGCCGTGGTCTTGGTAGATCCCTGTGAACCATTGGGTGATTGTCCCTGTGTTGGTTGTTGCTACGTCTTGCCATGCGGCGACTGGTGGGCGTTTCTGATTGGGTTTGATGGGTATTACACGGTAGCCGTTTTCAGCGTAGTGGATCGCCCATTCTAGGGTCGGGTTGGTTGTCATCTGTCTGTCCTTTGATTGTTTCTGTCCATTGTTGCACTGTCATGATGGCAAGCCATGTGCCACCTGTCTGTTTGATTAGCAGCACGCCGTTGTTTGTGCCTGCGTTTTTCTGCTGGTCGGCTAGTTGTTGCATCCCCTCGCGGATTGTTCGCGCTATGTCTTTCCTGTCTTTGACTTGTACTGTCCAGTCGGTGAGTCCGTCAATGTCACCTGTGTCGTCTGCTCTGCCTGCTCCTAGTTTGCGTCTTATCGGTTTGTTCAACAGTTCGCTGAGCAGGTGGGCGATGTCGCGTTCTGCGCGGTCACCTTTGGCTTTGTTTCTGTTGGGCATCTATGAAGTCTACCACTTGGCGCGCTGGTTTGTCGCTAAGTTGGTCTAACTGCATCTCATCTAGGGCTTCTAAGATACAGCCGTGCAGGTGTTGGCGGTTCCAGTAGCGCGCTGCGTGTTCTATGCGTTGGCGCAGTCTGCTATCGTTCAACACCATCGGTGTCTGTAGGGCTGCTACCGCGGTGGCGTGCTGTTTGGCTGCGAACTCTCGTCTACTGCTCATCGTTGTCTCCTGTTCTCTGTGTTTTGTCGTGCAGTTTGATGAGGTGGTCTAGGTGGTCTACTGCGTATAGCAGCCAGTCGGTTTCTATTGTGCCGTGTGGTGTGACACGTCGCAGGAACATCACGATCATCTCTGCAAGTTGTGTGTCAATGCTGATCTCTGTTTGCCATTTCATGTGCTGTCTCTCTTGCTAGTCGGTCTATCCGCATGTGGTGGTAGACAGTGGCTTTAGATATGCCCACTGTTTGTGCTGTTCTAAATGTCGGGTCTGTGTCGCCTGCCCTGAGGTAATGGTTGTACCAGTGGGCTGTTACGTGTTCTTGCCGTGTCTCGTCTTTCAGGTACGATATCGCGTTCGCTAGTTCTCGCCTGCCGCGCGCTGTGAAACCACCCCACACGCCGTGGTGTATGTCGTTGTTAAGTGCAAACTGAGTGCACCTGATCTTCACGCTGCAGGTGTTGCAGATGGCTATCGCCTCTTTAACACCTCGTTCTCCCATCACTGTCGGGAAGAAATTGGCGCTGGATCCTGTGCACTCAGCACGCGACATCCAAGACCTGTCTTTGTCTGTCAACTGGTGTACAGCCAACAGATTCAGTGGGTCGCTGGATTTTTCGTTCAATTTAGATAATGTCCTCAGATGCAACTGGTGTCGCGCCTGCGTTGATTGTGACTTCAAAATGCTTCAGTGTTTTACCACCTGCAAGTTTTTCCATAGATGTGTGCGTGATGGTGATTGTGTCACCGACGCGTGGTTGTTTTTCTGCAAGCAGCGCTAACAGCCGTGTCTGTGAAGCGAGCAGTTCGCGCTCACCGTTTTCTGTTTGCAATGCGAGCGACGGGTATTGGTTGCCGTCGGGCATCGTTGCGACACGAATTGAGGTGATCTTGCCTGTCACTGTGTCACCGATGTTTTCGGGTCGCCAGCGTTCAGGGAAGTCGCCTGTTTCGTTTTTCTTAAAGTCATTCCAATTGATACTCATTTGTTTGCTCCTGTTATGGTTATGCTGTTTGTGTCTCCGTGATAGGCAATATCAACGTTGCCGTCGTTAATGCCTTTCACCGTCTCCATTATTGCAGAGATTTTGCCGATATCAAGCGCCCCTAGGCTTGATCCGATATCTTTGTTGTTGTAAACACCGTGGTGTTCTAACACGCCTTGCATGATCACACGTGTCGGGTCACCTGTGTAGCAGTCTAGCATCATTCGCGCTATCATCACGCGGCGCAATGTTGGTTTGCCTGATAGCGACAGTGTGGTTTTCGCTGCGCTGGCTTCTTGGGTGGTTGTCTTGATGGCGTTTTTCACGTCTGCTGTCGCTGCGTTGACGACACGTCTGATCAGTTCTACTTCTTCACTGGCTACTTCTATGTCTACCAGTTCCACTGGTGCTGCTGGTGGTTTGATCCGTGGCGGTTCGTTGATCTGTGCATCGGCTGGTGGTGGGTTGAACGGTGCGCTCATCTCACGTTCGTTATCAATGATCGCAGCCTCTAACAGTGCCAGTTGGTGACGTTGGATCGGCTGTTCTGACGACAGTGGTGGCAGTCCTGCGATCCAGTTGGCGCGCAGTCTGTCAAACTCTGCGGTGTTGTTGTCTTTGATGTAGGTGACACGTTGCAGGATATTGGCGCGGTAGCCAGCGAGGTTGTAGTCATGTTTGGCTAACACCACGCCGCGCAACAGTTTGGCTGATTGTGCTTGGTAAACGTCTAGCGCTGCTTTAAACATCTGCCAACCTGCATCTAGGTCTGCTTCTTGCACTTCATATTCGCCATCTGCACCAAACCTGACGATCACACCTGTTTGCACTTTCATCATAGGGTGCAGGTCGTCGTTGTCATCTATGTACTGCTCAGCGTTTGCGTATGCTGCCAGTTGTGCCGCGGTATCAGGGTAGATCGCTTTGCTCGTTTTGTAGTCCAAAATGCAGATCGCGTCATCTAACGCTGGCAGTCTGCACACCATGTCAAATGAACCTGCATAGCCTAGGCTGCCATACACTGTTTTTTCTGCGAGCAACGGCAGGGGCTGATGTTCAGCGAAAAACGCCAACATCGCTTCCACGTAGCCAGTGTGCATGCCGATCTCAGGTGGTCTGCCTGTGGTGGCGTAGTTGTCAGCGATGGCGTGCACGTCTGTGCCGCGGTCTGCTGCACGGTTGAGTGATCGCAGCGGTTCGCGTTTCAACAGGTCTATCGCTGCCTGCTCGTCGAGGTCAATCCATGTGTCGCGCATTGTGACAGCGTATTTGGCTGTTTCTGCAGCTGCCCACCATTTGAGTGCTTCGGCTTTGCCGATCTGCCCTAAGATGGTGGTAACTGATGGGTGTGCTTCGCCTGTGACGGGGTTGATGTACTGTCTGCCGCGTGCTGTTGTTTTTGCATGTTTAGGTGATGTCATATTGTTATCCTATCTGGTAGGTGTTAGATGTTACGAGAGAATGCGGTGGCGCAGGTTGAATTTGCCGTGTGCACCTGCGCCACCAAGCGCGCCACAAGGACAGGAGCGGCGCGCTGATCATTTGCCAGTGGAGCCGAAACCGTTGGCTCCTCGTGGTGTTTCGTCTAGTTTACCATGTGTCCATGCCACGAGATGTGACACCATGGGCATGATGATGAGTTGAGCGATACGTTCGTCGGGGGCGATTGTCTGCGGTTCTGTGCCGATGTTGCGCACCACGGCGAACAGTTCGCCGCGAAACCCGTTGTCTATCACACTGAGCGGTGTGATCAGGTTTCTTTTCATGAATGTGCTTGACCTGCCTGTGATCATGCCCCATGTGAACTCAGGCAGTTGGATCCTAATCCCTGTGGGTATGTTGGCTGTCTCGTTGGGCTGAACTGTGATCGGCTGGTCGCCGTGGTAGGCGAGGTCAAACCCTGCGTCGTCGCTGTGTGCCAGTTGTGGCTGTTTGCCCTCACCTGTCCAACGTGCGTGGAAAATGGTCACGATTAGTCTACTCCTTTGCTCTCGTTGGTGTCTCCGTTGGCTTCCCTTGCGCTGAACACGGTGTAGCGGTGTTTCGCTAGGTTGGCGACAGCGAAACAAGCGGAAACCACATCAACACAGCCGAAAACAGGCATGTCGCTGAGGTACGCCAGCAACGCCGATGACGCTCTAGGGTGTTGTTCTAATCCGCTGCCCTTGACGATAACCGATGGTATCCCATAGGCATGCGCCAGCCCTAACTCAAACGGCACGCCCAAGGTTTGCACGCCGTCGGGGATCAGAAACAGCGCGCCATCACTGGCTAGTAACGCCTCGTTGTTCACACGTTGGATCGCTGGCGGTAGTGGTATCTGTGCCTGCCACGCCAAGGCAGGTGAGTAGACTGTGCAGCCGATATCAGCCAGCACTTCGCGTGCCTCTTTTGCCAGTCCATTGATATAGTGGTTGTGTTTGCCTGCTTGGTCTATCGGGTGTGCTAGATAGATAACCATGTGTCTGCTCCTTTGCCTTTGATCATGATGACCTGCTCGACAATTTTGGTGGTGTCGTCGTAGACAACAATCGCGGTGGTGCGCCCTGTGTTGTCTGCTGCGATCTGCTCCAGCCTCATCACGTCGCTCAACAGCCCACGGCTGCGAACCCACGAATAGGCATCTGCAATCGGTATCTCAATATTGTTGGTTTGCCAGTCCAGCACTTTAAACATCGACATATATCTGTCCTTTTTGCGTTTGAATATCATTTGGTTTTGCCTGTCTCTTCCATCCACACACCTGCGCGGTGTGCTAGCACCATGTTGGCGTAAACGTGCAGGTCAAACCAAGTGTCGTCACTGGCTGTCTCTCCACGTTGCACTGCTGACATGGCACGCTCTATTTTGCCTAACACGTAGAACAGGCAGCCGATCTCAAACTGTGCTGCTCTGTCCAGTTCGCGACCAGCGAGCCGCCCCACGTTTGCACCGATACCATACAGATCTTGTGACCCATATTCAGCGCATTTGGCGGCTGTCGCTGTCGCTGTCGCTGTTGCGTTGTCTGCCCACCATTTGATGAACGTCTGTGTGTCGTCTTTCTTGGCGCTGCTCATTGGTCTGTCCATATCACTGTCTTGGGTGATGTGCCGTACATGTGGCAGTGTTGCCCTAGCGCACCTTCAAACTTGGCTAATTTCGCCAACGCTGGCGCGTCTACCAGTTCAATGTCTTCCACGTTGCTGAGTGTCGGGTCAATGTAGTCGGTGAACATCAAGCACAGTGACATCTGTTCACCTAGCCCACCGTTTGCGGCGATCGCTGCACGTGCCAGTTCGGTGTCCCACTCTCCAACACGCCGCACTTTCTTGGTGACGGTTGTGTATTCAACCCCGATGTGGCTGTTGCGTTCTTGCAGCGTTGACCACTCAAGTTCGTTAGCCAGTGCGCCACTGTTGCCAGCAACACGGATCGGGTAGGTGCGCAACACCAGCCACACGTGCAGTGGGCGTTTAATAGTCGGCGTGATCCCTGCCTGTGCACAAAGGTCAATAGCGCGACAGTCACCGCTGGTGGTCTGTGGGTAGTGGTCAGTGTGCAGCCCTAAGCCGTAGCCCTGCGTGCCCTCAATGACAATGGGCTGGTCTGTCAGGTTGAGCATCGGCTGTGTGTCCACAACTGTGATGTCATACTTCGGATCAAACGCATAGTCGCGTGCGATTGTTGCACGTCGCAGCAGTCGGTCTGCTCGCGCTGCCCCGATGCCCTTGTTGGTGGAACCTGTGCGAGCGTTGAGGTCGCTGTTGGTTTCACTTTCAATGTGATGCGGTTCAATGATTGTCGCGAACTTGTCGACGAGCAGGCGGTGCGTGACCACGATGTTGTTCTGCTCTAACAGGTCAATCTCATCATATAGAACTTGTGGGTCTATCTCGCTGCCTGCTGGGATCACCAAGTTCACGCTGGGGTCAACCAGCGCGCCGATAGGGATAGTGCGCAGGGCGATGACGCTGCCGTTCGTCCAGCATGCCGCTGAATGTCCAGCGTTGGAGCCACCAACACGCACGTTGATAACCCCCTTGTTGACGTGTGCCAGCCGTTTGATCAGTTGGGCGGCTACGTGTCCTTTTGCCTCGCTGCCAAACTGACCACCGACTACACAGTGGATCCGATTACTGCTTATCATTGCTGTTCTCTCTTTCTTGGTAGATGTCGCCGTTATCGGCTATTTTGAGATCTTCATATGGCGACGCGAGCCGCCTGTACAGTTCCATTTTCGCGCATTCCAACGCACCGATGGCGTTGTTGATGGTGGCGTAGTTCATGCCGCGCTGCTTCAAGTATTCGCGCACCACGATGGTGCACAGGTAGTTGACTTCACCAGCGTTGTCTAGGTGTTCGCCCTCTATCGCTTTGGTTATGCGCTGCAGGCGTAACCGCTGTGATTGTTTAATGTATGGCATGTGTCTGTCCTTTCTCTGTCAGTCTAGCCGATAGGTGTTACATGGCTGATCACGGTGGTGCGTGTGGGCATGCAGTTCTTGGCGTAGGTGAACACGCTTTCCTCTAGGGTGGCTGCGATGCCTGCTGCCTGCTGTGCGTGGGTGATGATCCACTCAATGTCGTTGTTGTCGATGGCGCGCTGCATGTAGCGCAGTTCTTCACGCACAAACTGGCTGAGTTTCCTGATCTCGCGCTTGCTGCTCATTGTGGTCACCTGTTCCTGTTCGCTAGCGCCATGGCGTAGATGTGGCTGCTGCCGTCTAGCCGCGCTTGGCAGTAGATGACGAACGCGTTGCATGTCAATGTGTCTAGCGCTGCTTGGTAGTGGCGGTCTGTGCTGCTCATTGGGTTGCCCTGAACCTTTCGTGCATGTGCAGGTGCATGTCGTCAATGACCTGTTTTCCGAGCACGCGGTTGTGATCCCACGTCTGTGTGCAGTTGAGCAGCCCCAAGATCTGTGTGGCGTTGTAATCAATGAGATCGTCGCCAAGTTCTGCCAGTGCTTCTTTCTTGGTCGCCCATGCCATGCCGTAGTAGCGGCAGGCTGGGATCCAGTGCTGTGCGCTTTCGGCTGCCATGTCGTCGCTCCACTCATTGAGGGGTATGCCACAAAATGTGATGTTGGTGATGCGCCATTCGTTGCGTGTGCGCTGCTGGTATGTGCCGTCGCGGTCTTGCTGAATGATGTGCTTCTGTTGTCCGCGCATTGTTGGCACTGTGGTCTTGGTGATCTCAAATGTGAGGCACTGGTCAATCTTCTGCGCGACCATCTCATGTGTGTAGAACGTGCTCATCAGAATGTTCCTTTCACAACCAGCAGGCTGGTCAGTTTGTGGTGGCGCTGACCTGTGCACACTGTGCCGTGGTTTACCCACGACGTGTGCAACGTGACCATGGTTTTGCCGCGTGGTGTGATGGCTTCAACTTTTGACTCGTAGCCGTAGTTCCATATGAGCGTGTCGCCCACTTTGATGTCGGCTGCTGGGCGTGCTGGCACTGAGCCGATGCCCTGCAGGTGGGTGGTTGCTGTGATGTGTGTTGTGCTGTCCATAGGAATATCGTACCACACGACGCACGGGTTTGTCAAATCAGACATCAGGCGTGCCGCCTGTCCTGCGTCAACGTGCCGTTATCGGGGTTGACGGTGAACCCACTGGCTAGCCGTTGAGCGATGTACTGCTCGCATTTGGCTGCCGTGGCGAAATAGCGCGTGTCGGTCATGGTTGTCCATGTGTCATACTTGCCCAACAGGGTGACCAGCCTGACATAGTATTTCTTGCCGTCGATGGTGCGGTGGATCGGGTTGGCGCACATCACTTCACCAACATCTGTGCTGCGGCTGATGTGAGGAACTCAGCGAACTTGGTCGCCTGCTCAACGCTCATCGTCACCATGATCGGCTGCGACGAATGGCTGCGTGTCTCGCTGGTAACGCGAGCGCTGATGTCCACGTTTTTGAGCGCTGCGTTGATTTGCTCAGCCAGTTGGTACTTGTGCAGGTTGATCTCGCCCTGCAACTTGATCGCAGCGTCGCGCTTTTCAATGGCTGCGATGACACCGTCTCTGAACTCCACGTCATTCTCATACATCGCACGACCAACTTGGTTGAGTGTCATTGTGTAGGTGTTCTCGCTGTGCTTCACTGTGCGTGTGTCGTTGTCCAACCACATGCGGCGAGCGACAACCCGTGCGATCTGCTGTGGGTAGGTGGTTTTGCTGTCGATGATGCTGTCAATGGTGAAATGGCTTGATCCATATTTGTTGTCTGTGAAAACCATTTCGGGGTTTTCTTTGATTGTGTTGGCGATGTCTGATTTTTTCATTTGTCTGTCCTTTGATTGGGGGGCGGTTGCCCCTGTACCTAACTATCTTACCACAGGGCGCACCTGCGGCACAAGTATCCCTAACGGAGCCGCCAGTCGCGGATCTCTGACGGCTTGAACTGGTAGCCCTGCTCCACCATCTGTCGATGGACTGCAGTCTTGGTGGCTCGCGCTGACGACCCACACGCTGCATACCATGAGCCAACATCGCCCATGTGCACCCACTCAGTTGAGTAGTAATCCGCATCTGACAGCAGTTCAAGCGCGTCGTCAATGTGTAGTCGCACTGTGAAATGGCGCTGAGTCTCTTTGACCACCCACGGGCGATAGTATGGGTCGTGCTTGAACTCAGTCGGGATCTCATACTTGAAAAAGATCAGATCACGACCCTCATGATCGATGATAAACAGTTTGGGTATTTGCAGTGTGAACCACTGCGCTGGTGCGACTGTCATTGTGTTGTTGCTCATTGTGCTGCCTTTGCTGCTCGTGTGTTGTAGGTGTTGCTGCGTGTCAGGTCATTGTAGACCCTGCAGAACTTGGTTGCTGTTTTGCGGCTGTCAAACGTGCGCACCAATGCCCCTGTGCGCATGTTGAAAACTTGGTACTTCGTGGTATTTGCTGTGCTGTCCATATAGGTATCTTACCACATGGCGCACTGCCGCACAAGTATCAGAACGCCAGCCCCTTCCGTGGGCTTCCTTTCACTGACTCCCACCAGCACCCCACCCCACCGCCCCAAGCCCAAGGGAAAGCCACGGAGAGGGCAGCCGAAAAACACGAGAGCCACCACTGGCTGACCAGCGGTGGCTCAAGTTGGGGGGTTGGGGGGATTAGATGCGGTTGATCTTGGACTGCCTGATCTGCCGCGAATTGCTAGGCGTGGTGTAAGCCACCACCCACTTGGTCGGGGTCTTGTCAACCACCACACCGACGCGCTTCTTGCCCATGCCATGGAACACCACCAGCGAACCGATCCGCACTGCAGGATCTGTCCCTTTCAGCACAGTCTCAGTGGTCATGTAAGGATTGAGGCTGCAGACACGACGTGCCTCGGCTGCTGCCTTCCCTGAGTTGTCACGCTTGGCGATCTCCTTGGCGCGCATATTGCGCACCTTAGCCAAGAACTTAACAGCCTCAGCATGTGTGTCAAACTGGCATTTCGCGTTGCCCATTGTTGTCACTGTGCGCATCTCGCCGTTCAATGCTGATGGCGCGCTGACAGTCCACACGTTGCCAAGTGTGTAGGTGTCTGATCCATTGGGGTTGTTACGTTCAGTTTTGATGATGATGTCATTGTGTTGTGTGATTTCTGCATTGTCGAGGTCTGCACCCATGAATGTTGAGCACGGCACGCGGCACTCAATCCTGTGTGCATGGTGGAATGCAATGCGCGACTGGTCGCTGTACTTGAATGTGAATGTTGCTGGTGTTGTCATGTTGATGTCCTTTGTTGATGTGTTTGTTGATGTGGTGTTCATTTGATTCAGTTCCATGGTCTTGCGAGATCCCAAACCCATGCGCATTCGCTGCACAACCTCGTGCCGTTAGGCACTTCGGTGCAACACTCATGGCAGGTGTCTCCTTGATCGTAGTTGTCGGGTGTGTGTGTGTCATTCATGTTGCTGTCCTTTGCTGTTGTGTTGTTCATTATTTGCTCCCACCAAGTTGCAGGCGGATCGCTGCTTTCACTTCGTCCATTGATGTAAAACAGTTGTCATATCCTTGTGCGTCAATCTCGCAAGCGTAAGAACAGATCAAGGTGATGAAACGCTTGCAGCCTGTCTCGTTGGCTGTGTTGCCTTTCACGCTGCGAAGTTGGGCAGAAACGGTCACGAAGTGCACGCCATTCCAACTGTTGCCTGTTTTTGCTTGTAGGCTTTTTGGCAATTTAGTGGCTGCGACTGCTGCCTGATCTGCTGTGGCAAAGCCTGCTTGTGCGACGAATGACGTGGGCACGCCATCGACATGTGGAACTAGGATTTTGAATATTGCTGGTGTGGTGGTTGTGATGTTGTCCATGTATTTATCTTACCACAGGGCGCACCATGGCACAAGTATCAGAACAGGAGCCGCCCCGTTGGCTTTCCTTGAAGCCACCCCCCAAACATAGCCCGACCAGCCCCCACGTGGAAGGGAAGCCCACGGAAAGGGTAGCCGTGGGCTTCCCCGACCTTAGGCGGCAGGCTTAGGGATGGCGCGCCACGCCGCCTCAAACGCCACAGGGTCATCAGCCATAGCAGGCGACAACTCAACATGCAGCCACTTGCCACCCTGCGAACCAGCATTACTCTCAGCCGTGTAGATCTTCACACCCTTAGCGCCCTCGCCACGGCTGCACCTGAAACCGCGACCCCAACCAAGCACCTTGTCAGTCGTGTTGCTGTCAAACGCATAGTCGTGGATCTCCTCAATACCAAGCGCCGCAGCGTTAGCCAACAACCAATCCCAAGCCTGCACAGCCACAGCGCGATCAGTGTAGCCCATATCAACAGCGCGACCAGTCGCGTGTACACTCAACCAACGTGGATCGCCAGCCACAGCCTTAGGGTTCTTCATGCTCCTGTTCGCATAGATGCCCAAGTTGGAGAACTTCCAGCGGTTTTTGCACAACGCCGCCAACTTCTGAGTGCCAGCACGTGCACCAACCTCAGAGACACCATCAGTGTTGCCAGTGTATTTACGCATTTTTGTCGCTCCTTGATCCGTCTTTGATACCAAACGCGACATCTATCTCACCTTTGGTCAGTTTGCCATCTTGCAACGACTTAGCCAACTCAAATACAACCATTGCAACTGACGCACCGCCAGCCTGCAACGCCTGAAACCACACAGGCACAGTCACGTCAGAAAACGCACTCAACACAGACGACCCTGTGATGATACCTAACGCTGAAGTGACGAACAGCGCCACAATGCGCACCGCCACATCTTTAACAATCTGCATGTTCATTCTTTGTCTCCTTTGTCGATATCTTTCGGTTTGTCTTTCAACCCGTTCGCACTCAATAGACCTGCGAGCGAACCAGTAAGGAACAACAGCAGCGGCTGCAATGTAGCCCACGCCGATTTGTCGTTATCTGAGATCTCCAACGGCTGCGTCACAAACAGCAAGCCATATATTAGTGACATGGTGGCTGCCACAAACGTGAACGACAGCGCACACGCGACAATGAAGATGAGCCGTGCTTTGATCTGTTCGCTGGTCATGCGCTCAGCGCGGCGTGGTGGTGGCATTAAAGGCATTTTTCCTCTAGCGCTTGTCGAGCACTGCCAACACCAGCAGTGTCAGCAGTGACTGTGGTGATAGTGGTGGCGGCGCGTGGTGCTTTGTTTTTGACACGTGCGCAGTTCACACGTTCGCGGTCACCACAAGCGACAAGGGTTGACACTAACAGGCACGTCACTAGGATCTTTGATTTCTTATTACTCATTGTCTGCCTCTATCTGTGGTTGCTCACCCTCAATGGGATCATCAACAGGTTCCTCTGCAATGGCATCAGCAGCGTCAATTATTTCGTTTGGTGGTGCTTGTGTCCAACCCGTAGAAATAAGTTGTAAGTATTCTTTTTCAGTTACAGTACCTATCCACGTGTCTTTTCCGTCTGCGCTAATCAAATCAACATTTATTATTCTCACGACTATGCCTTTCGGTATCCGTATACGGTGATTGTTCCACCTGTCATTGTGCCTGCGCTGTCAGGCAAGATAGTAAAACTTGTGTATTGAGTAGTCGTAAACACGTTGCCTATACATGTTTGCGATTGTGTTCTACCGAATGATGAGCCCATCAAACCTGTTCTTGCTGCAAGGTTTGGACTTATAACGTCAATAGAAACAAAAGTGTTATTTACGCCGTTCTCGTTGAGCGTTAAGTAAATGCTTCCAGCATTGTTCGCATTGATAAATCCATTAGTTGCACCATTGTAATCACGGTAGGTGAGAGTCCCGAAATGCCCGTTTGTTGCGCCTGTACCCATCATCATTCGCCAACTGTCAATGAGAGATGGCGTGCAACCTGTAAAAATGACTCTGTAGTTGTCAAAGGCAGCACTAAAAGCATCAGTAACCACTACGTTTGATACTGCTGTCGCGCCGACTGATTGTTGTTTGACAAACACAAGCCCACTATTGGTGAGGTAAGTGTTGATATCACTTGCAGGAAGGCTTGTGTTATCTGTAAAGGTTTTAATTGCCATGAGTCATCTTTCTATAACAAAACATCTGTGCCACCAATAAGTGACGTACCAATAATAAACCAACCCGTGAACCTAGCGGAACCATTAACCACAGTCTCCCATGTGTTAGGTGTAATCCTGTGTTCAATACTTTGTAACAACATGTCCTGTGAGATCGCAGAACCGACGCTAGGTGTGCGCACAAACGTGAACCTGTCTAACAACTCTAACGCCAACAACCGCTGCCAGTCATACGTCGGGTTGCGTTGACCCTTAACCAAAAACGGATCTATACGTAATTTAGGGTTCTTATATATCGTCACTAGATAGTCCGCGAGAGTTTGTGCCTCTGCTCGTGTCGCCAAATAGGTTGTCAGGTTTTCACTTGCAGAACCATAAGAACTAACAGAGGTCGCGTTAGCGGTGTTTACGTTGCCATTTCCCGTAAAAGACACAGTAACGTCATTGCGCACAAGGTCGGCATCATAAGCCATATTTAAAGAAGCATAATCATAAAACACCCCTGTGCCTATATCAACAAAAGACACCTGCGAAGTGTTACTTCTAGTTGAAGTGGCGAACCAATTCCGTGCAACAAACTTCAACACACCTGATGAGGTCACATAAAGTTCACCTGCCTCACCATCAGTAACAGTCTGCAATTCGTTTAACAGATATTGCGTTGAAGTCAATTCTGAAACCGAACTAACAGTTGTGGCAGCAAACGATGTTAGGGCAGCAGGGAAATCCGTGAGCGTTGTAAGCAGATTAAACCTGTCAATAGATGATTCGGTTATGCGACCTATACCTGCCTGATAGATTTCGGTTACTTGTGCAGCAGTAAGCCCGTTATCGTAAAACGCTATTTCTTGAAATGCTGCAAACCTTATATCAAGCGAATCGCCAAGACTATTTGATGCAGGAGTAGTAGAGGAAGAGGTAAAAGTTTGCAGCGTGTCGTTAATTCTAAGGCTTGTAATTTCGTTGCCGTTTTGGTCACTAAACTCAATTGCTACATGGAAGGGAAATTCGCTTACCGTTACATTTGATGTTCCGTTCTGATAAACACCCAACACTTGGTTGTTGCTTGCTCCGAACACGGTAAATGCCCCTGCTGCACTTATGGAGAAAATAATGCCCAAACCTAGATATGTTAGGGTTAAGGTTCCACCACCGCCCTGCATCCAAAAAATTAAACGAGGATTAGGTGAGTGGAATCTATTAGGCGCACCATTATTTTCATACATATAACGCTGTACCTGAGCAGCGTTACTCAATAAACCATTTGCCAAAGGTGGCACTTCTCTAAAAAGTGGTTCGTACAGTCGTGGTACGCCACCATTATTGGCCTCTAAAGTTCGTGCACTTAAACCTGTTATTGATTCACGTATAACAGTTGAACCTTCGCTGTCGTTACAACGCCAATACAGGGTTGGGTTTGCTGCAAGAGTGTAATACTGCGCCCAATCGTTAGATGTAGTTTCTGCACCCAACAAACCCAAAGCGTCAAAGCAATCTATTTGTACGGTTGAGTCTTTGCCACCGTCTGTGTAGCCGACAGGGAATCCTGCGATATAACCACGAAAGATTGGGTATGTAATTGAGTTGTACTGCCCAACAATTTTGATTTGTCTGCGTGGTTTCAAATAGTTGGTGTTAGGAAAGTTCACTAGCGTGGAAGTTGAAGCGTTTGCTGTGCCTGTCCATGCTGTAAGTCCCACATTGATAGCACCATTAGGATAAGTAGAACCATCAAAATAATCGTTCACAGTTGATGATTGCTCAAACAAAACAGCATCAACATAATTTACTGTTGCAACAGCCCCACCACCCTCGCCACTGGTTTGATAAATCCGCAACGAACAAGATACTGCGTTTGTTGGTGCTGTTCGTGTTTGGCTAAACCTTTGCCATGCAGTATTTGGATTGTTAAATACATGTGTATCGTCAAGAATGATTGCACCAGCAGAGTTGTACCACATAAAATTACTAACAACTGAACCAGCATCAACAGATTGTTTTAGGTAGAAACTTGCTGTGTAAGCCAAACCAGCAGTAACAGGGGAACGAGTTGATTGTTGAATCAAAACAGTTCCAGAACCAGCGTAAGTAAGTGATGCTGATGCTACTCCAATGTATGTTTCTGCTGTTGTCCTTGCGACTGTCCCTGATGTACTCCATGTGCTTAGATCTGTTTCAAATGATGGGTTTGCGACAAGGTTGGTGCGTTGCACCTGAGCAGCATTGAACGGGTCAAATAAGCGTGTTCTGTTATCCAACGTGAGGTTCGCTGAGCCTGACGCAAAGTTTTGTAGGTCGTCTTGCCTGCCACGTTTAACATTTACGTCGCGCACATATTCAGTAATCTCTGTCCATGCGGGTTCTGCTACGTAAGGTGCATCGTTGAATGCTATGAATACGCCTACGACTGGCTTGTTGGTTAAACCAACGCCAATGTCGTCGTAAGAGGTTGTTGCGCTGTCATACGTTAGTGACGCAAGATCATAAGTAGCAATACTCATTTAGATGCGGTATCCATAAACCGTTAATGAACCACCTGTCATGTTCCCACCTGTAGCAGTAATAGTGAAAGCAGTATGTTGTGTGGTGGCAGCGTGTTCACCATTAAATGTTGAGTAACCCGTAGAGGTTAGGTTGAAACTCCATTTGGAACTAATATTTGTATTTCGCACCATGTTCGGCATGAAAATATCGCAATCAAACATCGTGTAGGAAGTCGTTGCTAATCCTGCGTACGCCCAACTTGCACCATTGTTGATACCAATACCAATAGGGGTTCCTGTTGCATAAGCAGCACCATAAAGAGATCCATAATAGGCAGTAGAGGCAGATCCTAACGTCATGCTCAAATAAAGAGATGTGTTGGCAACGCCACCCGTGTACAAGATTTTATAGTTGTTGTACAAGGAACTGAACGCACCACTCACGGTCACAGATCCAACTGCGTTGCCAACAGTTACTGTTCCTGTAGCCCCTACCGTGCCGTTGGTTGCACTCGTTGGGATCACCTTCACAAGCCCCATATAAGTTTCAATTTTTTCTGCAGCATCATTCAAATCAGCGTGTTGAGCAGAATGAGAAGGACTATTCAACGCTGAACCCGATAACGGATCAGTAAAACTATCTATAGCATTGGGGAATGTTGAAGCCATTATGCGCTCACTTTCAACGGTAACGCACCAACACGACGTTGATACGCTTGAAGTTCATTAACAATTAACTGCCCTATTCTAGTGCCATCTGAACCCATGCCAGCGTTCACTGTGATGTTGACAGTCTGCCCACCCATCATGCTGTCTAACCTGTCTAACGGTATGACAGCCTCAGCGCCAGCCTCACCAAGCAACGCATTCACAGGACTGGTCACTATCCCACCCCTAGCGAATGGTGTGATACCTAACAGTTGAAACATCTCAGGTGTCACAGTTGTGCCTGCCGCTTTCAATCCTCTAGCGACTGCCTTTGCCTGTTTAGGCGTGATAGCCAGTTTCTTTTTCGCCAGTTCCGCGTTGGCTGCGATCAGTTTGTTCGTTGTGTCCAGTTCGCGTTTTTTCGCTTCGTTCACCCTGTCAGTCGCAGCAGCGACCTCATCTTGTGAATCAGCCAGTTCCTGTGCGGCGGTCTTATATTTCTCTGATTCTGCAGGAAAACCCGATATCGTGCCATTGAGATTAGCCTGTGCATCTGCTACGTCTTGAGTAGCCTGTTTTAGTTTTAATTCTGTTTCCGTTACAGTTAGATACGCTTCTTGGAGCGCGATCTCTGCCTCACGGATCTCCTGAGGCGTGCCCTTTGTGCGCGCCTCGTTGAGTGCCTTTTGTGCATCGACAACAGCGAAATTCGCTGCTTCAAGGTCAAACCCTGCGCGGATAGCGTCGCGGTTTGCTTGTTCCAGTTCGCCCTGCGCGTCGGCTGCCTCTAAAGATCCAGCACCGAAACCTTGTGACACTTTGTTGAATTTGTCTTGTGCGGTGGTCAGTTTCTTGGTCGCTGATTCTAGATCTTTGTTTGCGGCTGCGGTGTTCTTCAGTGCGTCAGACATGTCGCCTTGAAAACCGACAGCCTTAACCAACGTATCTGAGTATTCTTTCAGTTTTTTACGCAGTTTCTCCAGCGCTGTCTCTTGTTTCTTCTCTGCACGACCGCCACCGCCACCAC